TTCTTGAAATCTTTTTGTTGTGCGAGGGAAAAGCCTTTGGGCTTCCTTCCATGCTTCTGGTCTTGCATAAATCGCAAATAAATTTGCGAAAGTTTCACTGTATTTGCTCCCGTATCTTCTAAAGTAACTGACCCCATGACCGAAAACATAATGATTGTCTTGAAAATATCCCGATGTCATCGCATCAATAATGTCTGAAATTGCAGTTGCGCCATCAAATTTCCCCTCCACCGTAGTAACTAGATAGGTTCCGCTTCTCCTTTTCTTCATCTTTGTAACTTTTTTGAACAAAAATTCTTTGTATGCTGGCAGTTTTTCGTTAAAGCCTTCCGCTAAACGATGGCCTAAAATTCCATCAAAATCTGCGCCACGTTCCCCAAGCCCTAAATCAGCGCTATCTTCAATAAATGCTAATTGAAAATCCTTGTCCTGATGTGAGTAAAACCATTTATTGCGCCCCGTGAATGCCTTGCTTGCGAACATATGATCAAAATGGTGTCCATATTCATGTTCTAATACTTCTCCAGTAACCGCAGCGTCTAGCGTTTTGGACTGAGAGAAATATTTGCCTTTTCTATTTCTGATCTGGCTGGGCCTGTCATATTTTGCGAAAATTCTTTTTTGCTGATCATTAGTGAAATCGTTAATTTTATCGTCATATTCCTTCAATTTCTTTTTGCTTTTAACATTTGTGATCAAATCAGATATGGCTATTCTAGGCGCAAGGGGGATAACCGCCGCCACAGGTTCATCTGGAACGGCAAGCGCAGCGGGAGCAACAGGTTCAACTGGTATCTCCGCGCCGCCATCGTCAAATAGATCGTCCTCATCAGTGAAATAAACTGCCAAGCATCTGCAATTAATATTGTTTGAAGCCCCGCCCGATCCATCGTGAGGGTATTTCATTTCTATCTCAGCGCCCTTATCCCTGATGATGAAAGGCTCATCAATCCCGACCTCTTGACCGTTGGCCGCTGCATGGCTTGGCCGTGTTCTCGCATCACCCACAGAAACCCAGCGTTTCTTTTGGGCTGGCAAACCTAGCTCCCTAGTGGCTTCGTCAGTGGCGAAAGATGCCGCCGCATGGGTTTCTGTCCTAGCAATAGTTGCCGCCCTTGAGCGCCCGATTGTGCCGCCTGTGCGGTCAACGATAAGCTTGGCTGTCTTATCGACCCCTAGCGCCTCAGTTTCCCCCAACTCTATGGCCCTTAAAATGCCCCGTCTGGTTGTTGCTGCAACGCCTCTAACCTTTGACGCGCCTTCTCTTGCGTAATATTGAAAGATCAGGCTTTGAAATTGACTTTCTGCCTTCCTGTTCTCTGTCACACGGCTGGCAAACTTATCAATCACGCTTGTATATGTCGCCCGAAATACCGCCCCAAGCTCTGCCTCAAGATCTCTGGTGGCCGCTTCGATATTGCTACCGACCTCGTAAGCCTTGGCCGCTTGTCTGGCTGTCTTGAGGAAAAGGCTTTGAAGCTTTCGCGCCATGCTTTTCTCGTAACCCATTCTTAAACGGTTCACTTCCCTGATCTCTTTAGCGATTGAGAGGCGGGTTTTGCCCGCTTTTATGTATACTGGAAAAGCCATAAACCCTTATACCACGCTTAGTTTGTCAAAAAAAGATAATAGCTAAGTTATTGATTTTATTACATAATCCCAGGACCATTGACTTATTTGTAAATAATTTGTTGACATATATGGAGGCAGTTCCTATATTAACAATAGAAAAGGAGGAAAGAGATGGAAAAAGTTCTTCACGTTTATGACTATGTAATTGAAGGCGAATATGGCGTCATGATGGGCTATTACGAAGCTGAAAATCTTCTAGCCGCTTTAGCCATGCTTAAAGAAGATCATCCCAGAGACATTGGCGCAGATGGCGTTTGGCATCTGGAAGATGGAATAGAAATCGCAATAAATTGGTAGGGAGAAAAAAATGAAAGTTGGTCAAGCTGTCTGGATTAACATGGGAAGTTTCGCAGATGATCAAATGTGGGTCACCGGAACCATCACCAAGATCACGCCGAAGCGCATCAAGTGCATGAACGATGTGAGGGGGATAGAAGGATATTACGCACCCCACAAAGTAAAACCCGCAGCATAAAGGAGGAAAAAATGCACATTATGGGAGCAAAAAAAATTCAAGACTATTTGGACAAAGCTTTTAGCCTGATCCAAGAAGATGGAACTTTTGCCGCTAAGTCGCACAAGAAAGATGCGCTGGCATATGTCAGCGGGGCTTACAGGCTTTTGCTAAGAGCAAACGTCAAGTTTTCTTTAGATCACCTTTCACGCGAAGATTGCTGGGCCATTCCTTTTGATCTTCATCAAATCCGCGAAAAGCACATGCGCCTTTTCGATCTCGCGCTTCATGCCGACCTAGATAAGCTTGTGGCCCTTCGCGCTGAATTGAAAGAGATGGATGTCATCAAGCCAGCCCCCAAGAGCGACAGGATTGAAAAGAAGCACAAGGAGGTAACTAAAACGGTTCATGAAATGATCGAAAAGCGGATGGCCCAATATCATGAGGCAATCGAAATCGGGAGATTGTTCGGCGGGCTTCCAGTTAGCGCGACCCCCCATCTTGTCACAAACGAGCATGGCACGACCTTCACGCGCTGCTTCTATTACTTGGATGGAAAGATGACGCCGCTGGCTGTGATCATGGCCGCATCTGATGCCCTAGCAAGAGAAAAGGAAGAAGCCGTTTAAGGGAGGGGGGAAACCATCCCCCCAAACTTTTTTCATTTTTTTTGCTTTTTTTTGATTTATTTGTAAATAATTTGTTGACACCCCTGTGTGTAATTGCTAAAACAGTTACATAGAGAGAGGAAAACAAATGACCAACAAAGTAATCATCAAAGACGCCGAAGCCGCAGTAACCGCAATGGACGCACTTTCTTGCCTTTGCATGAGCGCCGCAGAAGGCAACTGGTTCCAAGCCGCTTTTGATTTCGTGTCATTTGCCATCGCTACAAAAAACGCCTTCACAGGCTAACAGGAAGGGGCTTCGGCCCCACCCACCAACCCAAGGAGAAAATTAGATGCACAAAAAAGCCGCCTATAAAATCATTCGCAAGATTGGTGCTGCACTTGGTCATTCTGAAATTCTGGTTGGTCTCGCAACTGTCAAACATTTGGAACTGGACAAAGCAGACCCAGAGATTGCGAAGGCTTACGAAATCGTCAACAGCGAAATCTGCTCTGAGATGTATCGGGGCTATATGCTGGAACTGCTAAGAAGAAAGGAGGAAGAAAAATGCTAGACCGGATCTTTGTTTGGCTTGAGACTTTGCCGCTGATCTACAAAGTCATCGTCATTCTAATAATCAACGCGGCAATAGTCGCACCCGCTCTCTTATAATTTCAACAGCCTATGGAGGCAAAAAAATGTCAAACTTTTCTAACAATTCAAATCATGGCCGCGTTGCCAAAATGTGCGACTATCTCGACCTGATCGAAAAATCAGCGTCCAGCAATAAGGCATCGCCTGATGAGGTTGTCGCTCTGTTGGCCCCTATCATGCAGCGCCTTAGCAAATACGCACTCACGGGCGCTCCTGTGGCCCCTAGCGGCACAGATCCAGCCGATGCCCCTGTTGGTGATCTGGCCTCCCGCGTTTACCCGCAAGGCAAGCCACACGCTTGGGTCACGATCAGAGAATGCGCTGAGAATGCCAGCCTCAAAGATCTCTCTGTCGCAATGGCTGTTTTCATGAACCGATATGAGGACGCGCTAGGCTCATAAAAAAAGTTGCCCGCAGTGTCACTTATTTGTAAATAAAGTATTGACATTGTGGGCATCAACCCCCATATAAGTTTTGTAAGGAGGAAAAAACAAATGAGACCCGAAGTGAAAAAGATCGAAATCGAAAAGTTAAACAAGGCGCAGCGCTCTAAAATGCGTCAGATCTGGGGCCAGCCGATTGATGTTATTTATGTTGATGACATCGGCGCAGGGTATCGCCAAATAAGGGTTCGCAACGAAGATTTGCTTTGGCTCTGTGTAGAGCTTGGCCCACGGGGCGCGGTTCATTCTAAACGCTACCATGACTATAAAAAAATAGCCTAAAGGAGGAAAAATAAATGGCATATGTAAACCAAGAAAAAAAGAAAGCGCTGGCTCCAGCCATCAAAGCCGTTCTAAAAAAGTACGACATGAAGGCAAGCATTGCGGTTCGCCATCACATGACTTTGATTGTCACGCTCAAGGAGGGGCCGATTGATTTCGCCATGAAGCACCCGCTTGACTATCAAGTCAACACTCACTGGATTGATGACCATTATGCAGATCACCCAGTTGCCCGCGATTTCTTGAAAGAGCTTAAAGCCGCAATGGAGGGGCCAGAGTTCTTCAACCATGATGACAGCATGAGCGACTATTTCCATAGAAGCCATTATATCGACATCAACATCGGAAAATATGAGAAGCCTTATAAACTGGCCGCATAAATCAAACGGGGGAGAAATCCCCCACAACCTTGGAGGGTAAAAAATGCCACATTCAATTAAATTTCTTCTTTCTGACGAACAAGCCAAAAAGCGCTTAGCGCGTCTTGATGGCAAGGTAAGATCAGGCAGGGGTAACAAGTGCGTCATCCATGTGGAAGTTCCGCAGACCGCGCTTGGGTGGCCGCTTGACCACCGTAACATGATAGAGTTCGATGCTATCAGCCCAACCACCGCCATGAAGCTTGGGAAGCGCTGGCTCTCGCATCACGGCGCAAAAACTTTTGCTATTCGCCGCATCAGAGATGATGGATCTCTCTCCGCTCCTCTGGGTATTTATGACGCCATTGATTTTATGGAAGAAGGAGAGGTTTGGTGAAAATCAAAATTGAGCATACAGTTGAATTGAGCGGTGATGATCTTGCCGCTCTGAAAATCTACTTTAATGAAATCAAGCATGAGGGGGAAACCTTCCGCGAGTGGTTCAAAAGTAGCTTTGTGGCTTGCGGCCATTGCTTTATGGATGAGAAGGCCGCTGATTATGGAAGGTGGACGTTATGACAAATTGGAAGCAAGATGTTATTATCTTCGCGGTGATCGGTGCCGCGTCTGTGGGCTGGATCTTTGCTGTTAGCATGGGATGGGCATAATGAAAGTATCGGAGCAATTTATTCTGAGGGCCGAAAGGTTCTCAGATTACGTTAAGGCAATTATAGGATTGGGAGATTTGGATGATCCAGAATTTAAGATGCGAGTTTTGCCTATGGAAATGTTCAGCCCAGAAAACTCTAGGACGATTAATCTCATGAGAGGATTGGCCGCTTATAAATTTTTAGAACTTGAAGGCCAAGATAAAGAACTTGATGAGGCTTACAACTGCATTGAAGCATACATCATTGAAGAAGCTTCTTTAGGATTGGATTTCGCTCTTGAGGGCCGTGATGGTGAGCATTGGGCCATGATCTTAGCGGGTGGGGCCAGAGAATACGGGATCATCACAGAAGAAGAATACAAGCGCATCTTCACAGAAGATCCCCCAGAAGAAACCTGATCTACTTTTTATCTTTCGATTTCAAGGGATGCCCCTCTGGTAAAAGATCAGTGTCGAACTTTCCGCTTTTATACTTTCCCGTTCTCACAGCTTGCAAAAACACATTTACGCGAGCGTAAGCCCATTGATCCGCAGAATTGACGCTAGGACGCACAGAAGATGGGTTTGTGTTGTAAGCACCTACGCCCCTACGGAAAACCGCCTCCAGCATCCTCTGCGTGACCCTCTTGCCCTTCTTATCGCCATGTTCTTCGTTATGGTCTTTGACCTTTTCGGCTAAACCTTTTTTGACTGCCTCTGAGATTTTAATCGGCGCTTTTTCCTCAATTTGCAAATCTTCCATATATGCAGCCAACTCTTGAGCCTTATCACGTTCTTTATCTAACTCCTTGACCTTGCGAGCCGCCCAACTCTGGCCCTCATCACCGCCCCAGAGAAGCCATGCGACTAAGCCCGCGCTAGGCCATCCAGCCTCGCCCCTACGGAAGCCTTCCGCTCGCTTGTCTACCTCATGTCTGGAAAAATAACTGTGCATCCTACGGACGGTTCTGGGGCTTAAACGCTCCTTAGATTTAAGCTGATTGGCCCGCGCAACTCCAACTTGAGTTCCACCGCGACCATATTCTTTGCGAAGATTTAAACCGCGCTCCGCGTTCTTTGCCATAGCGTCAGTGGGGGTTGTGTTTACATCGCTCTCAGCTTTTCCCTCATCATCATCTTCTTTTCTGCGGTGACGCATATCTTCGGGGCTGGCATATCGGTCAAGATCCTTGGCTAATCGGTCATATTCTGCGTGAGTGTCGCAAGGCATAAAGACCGCTTCACCGTCAACTGTGTGCTGGTGAGTGCCAACGCATCCAATCTCAGAAGCCCGCGCTGATGCCTCCGCTCTGGTTGTGAAAGTGTCTTTGGCTACTTCACTCTTTTTTTTTATTTCGGTTTCGCCGTAGGCTTCTTTCCCAGCATCTTCTGGATCTTGTCCTTCATCTTCTGCGACTTCTGGTCCACCCAATGGGAATAGATTTGCAGCGATAAAGACTTCATCTCCCCCGCTGATGGGTTCAAGGCCCAATCTATCACGCGCTTCATTGCGTGAGATGATCCCATCCCTAACTGCCGCAGTAACATTTTCATAAACCCTACGCCTCCGCTCTGTCATGGCTGGGATGGCGTCAATATCATATGAAATTGAAATATCATCACCAAACGCTGGTGCGAGCCATTCGTTTAAGTCGCTTTCAATCCTGCGAGCCAATGGGATAATCGTTTCCTCATAAAGAGCCAGACGCGCCTCTTGTACATTCGCATAGGTTTGAGCATCTGGTATCCCGATCAACTGAGAAGGGACGCCGAAACAAAGTGCAATATCCTTTGCAGTCATGTTCGCTTGGCTCATGAAATCCATGTCTTTGGGAGACATGCCCATTTCTTTCCAATCAAAATCACCCTCAAGCAACATTGGACGCCCAGCATTGTTTACGCCCTTGAACCTATTTGCAAGATCGCTCTGTAACTGCTCACGCTGCCCGTCTGATAGCATCAAGCGATTTCCAGCATCGTCGGCGGGCTTGAAAACAATAGCGCCTGACGGACGCGCTCCGTTAGCCAGAAGCGCAATATTGTGCTTGGAAACCATATTGTTTTGATCAATCGAAATAGACGCCGCCGCCAAGGGAGAAAGCCCCTGATAATCGTCCAGAGGGTTCCACAGCTTAAAATGCTTTACCTCTGCGGCTCCTGTTACTGGATCGGCTGGGTAGGTTCTAACCACCTCTTGCCCAAGCTTGTATTTGTAAGACTTTGGGATTGCCGTGCTGCTAGGCTCTATTTCAATTCGATCTGGGCGTAGAATGTGCAACTCTCTAGGAGCGCCGTTTACATCTGATTGCAGAGCATAAGAGTTCCCAGACAAAAGCAAATATGAATAAAGGCTTTGAAAATACTCAACTCCCGCTTGGAGCGGGTTTGGCCTAGCAAGTAGCGAAATCAAGGGGTGAGCCTCAAGCTTTATATCGCCCTGATAAACACAGAAAGGGATTGAAGCTGCGCCGTTAGCGATCTCGTTTACGCAACGATAAACAATCGCGTTTTCTTTGTAACCCTCTTGAGCAAAACTTTTAAAATTATCCTTTTTGGTTCCGCTATATGTTGGCCCGCTAATATGAACTTGCGGCGCTTCTTTCCGCTCAAAAGACTGATTGCGCCCTAAGATCGCCGCTATATTGTCCAAAATACCCATCAGCTAATTCTCCAAACGGCTTGACCTGTTGATCTGCTTAACTCAGTTAAAGCCCAAACTAAAGCATCCAGACGATCAGGAGACTTTTTTGATAACGGGGTGTAACTGGTCATTTGATCCTCAAGCTCCCTAAACTCTCCGCAATGGGAAACTTTCCCTTGCTCATATAAAGCCGCTATTGGCTCTGCCCTCAATATCTTACCCCTCGACGCCCTGACGGGGGTATAGGGAACACTTCTGTCTATAGTTCTTATCACTTTTTCAACCAAATCGCCACCGTTGTTTACTTCTGCAACAATTCTATCAGCGTTCCAATGGTGATATGCCTCAACAACAGCCCGCGCCCAAGTGTCTGGTGATGCCCTTAAACTCAAATCATCCAAGATATAAAACTTATCGTCTGCCCTACCCGCAACTATTATCCCCGTTTCATCGCTGTTTTGACTTGCAGTAACCGCTGGGTCAATAGCAACAACAATTCTCGACATTTGA